TTATCATACTCTTCGTATTCTTTGCGTTGTTTCATCGTAGCGTTACGACCAACAATAGAAAAGTTTACCATGCCGACACGTTCTTCATAATGGCGACCGGTCTTGGTGTGGTAGCCCGAATTCATAACATAGCGTTCAAGTTCGCTAAAGAACAACTTAGGCTTATCAACAGTAAATTTGTTTTCATATATAAGTGACCAAGAGCTATATCCATCTATGTCTGTTATTTTTTTATAGTGCGCATTTCCCATACAAGAAAACACCCCAAGCATTTGATCAGTGATTTTGCGACCAAGTTGATCTACAATTCTTGGAAACGAACCACCAGACACAATATAGGCTTCTTTCTGCTTCTGCCAATTATAAAAATCTTTGGCAAAGCTCTGCTCTATTTTACTTTTTGCTGGTGTCAGTGTGCCATCTACATCGAACAAATAGATAGTTTTCATCGGTCGTAGTCATCCGCAAGTCTCACAACATCGTTCAAATGCGGTGTGCTAACTTCAACAATCTCGACGGAGCTTTCGTTGGCGCCAAACCTGTGTATTTGTCCTACGTTGACATGAAATGATTGGCCTGGTGTGAATTTCTGGATGTTGTCGTCTTGGTCATAGTTATACAATGTGCCCTTAAGGACATACACTGTCTCTTCTTTGACCTCGTGAAATTGTTTTGATAGGCGATGGCCAGCATTGATATGCAAAATTTTACCTACATAGTCGCCAGTTTCAGCCCAGATAATTTCGTGTCCCCAAGGTTTTTCAACTCTTCTCATATCATCTCCAAAATAATTGTATACCAACGATAGCAAACGATAGTGCTACGCAAAGCATTGTTTTCACTGTAAACATACTTTCATTTAAAAAATACCAAGTTAAAATAGGAAAGGTAAAATATGACATACAAAAGATTAAAAATCTTGGACCCCACACTTCTCCCCACTCTTCATAACAAAGCTTGATTCCATACCAAAAACAGATGCCTGTTGGAATAGAGAACAACGTTGCTGATAGTATCGGCTTGTCCTTCCACCAATCCCACACGAACTGAGAATTAAGCTGGAACCATCCTAATGTTTGCCCCATCACAAACAAAAAGCATGCAAATAAAATATTAAAAGTTGGCAATTATAACCTCGACTGCGTTTTCTTTATTATCTGTTTTTTTACCATATTTGTCAATAAAAATTTTATTACTTGATTTAAAAAACTTGTCAACCCTCTTGTCGAAGTTGTAAATCAGCATTAGTTTTTTATCTGTTTCACCCAATAGCTTCTTTAGTTTTCGGTGATCGATTGTGTAAGTATCATAACTTTGGCTTTTACCATGTTCAAATAAATTATAACTAAAGTTTCCAGCAAACACAAGAACGTAATCACCATGTAATTCACCTTTAATTGGCTCTATGAAATCTTCTGTTTTATCTAAAACAAAATGTATATTGCTCGATGATTTGAAAGTCCTCAAGTTTCCCAAGGCCACCGGGTTAAATGATTGATTCACCAATTTGCCAAAAGACACCGCACCAGTTTCAGACATCTGGTTCAGTGTAAAAAATATAGCGCTACGAACAATAGGATCTTTAAACTCCACCCATCTTCTTTGCATGATCTCATACATTGTGGGGTGAAACTTAAACTGATCTGCTGTTACAATCTTATACATTCTAGCTGGATCTGATTGAAGCGACCACCAGAATTCGTATATTGCATACTTGTTTGTGTGCGCTATGACAAAGCGTTCGTATTCTGCTAAGTTTATCTCTACATCGCCGGCAAACAACAAAAAGGTATCTACAGCCGATCCAGCAGGTATAATTTCAAGCAGTTGTCTTAGGCATTTCTTTGGAGAATTTGGATTTTTGAGAGGCGACTGTATCATATGTATCTTGCATACTATTGGATTTAAATTGTTGTAATTTTGATTCTAATTCATCTAGCTTATCTTCTGCGTGCACTTCGGGTGCCGGATAGAGTTCTGGCTCCAACTCTTGATCTTGGGCCTGCTCATCTTCTTGCTTCTCAGGTGTGGTAACATAATTAATATATCCGTTCATTATATTGGCAACATCGAGCAAGGAGTGATCGATAGAAGCAATTTTAGATCTTATTTCATTGATATTATATATGGATTGCAACGAAATATCAACTTGCTCATCACCTTCGCTTACTGTCATCATCGACAATTGCTTTAATTGCGAATCGATTAGCTTAGACAATCTATCCAATTCAGACGGAAGTTCCTCAATATCAACGGAATATTGAATGTTTACTCTTTGTGACATTTTAACCTCTTAGTAATTGTTTGTTTGAATTTAATGAGTTTTCTACAACCTCTGGTGAGCCCACAACAATTATTTCAGTTCCTGTGTGACCCCTGTTGATCGTTAATTTAGTGAATCTATGTTCTGAACGTAGACCAGTTGGCAATAAACCTTGTTCATTTAGTGAACGCATTCTAGCCTCTTCTCTTATCATAATCACGTGCTCAGGGTTCACGAAAACATCTCTTAAAGTGTAATCTTGTTTTGTAGTAAGTGCACCATTTTGACATACTTCTGTTAGTTTTACCAGCATTCTTGCTCCATCGGATATATACACTTTAACGACACTGATGTTTCTTGGCCCAAGGCAAAAACCCTACAAGTATTAAATGCATCCATTTTTAAAAAGACTCCTGTAATTGGCTTCTTAGTTTTGAAATAGTTTAGATTAGGTGTATTCTCTTCAACGTCCCACAAATCAACATCTTGTGGAATATAAATTAGGTCCCCTTTCTTCATGGTTATCATATTTTACTCCGTTTGAATGATGCCGTAGTTGGTAGTAATTAGTGTGCCAGCGCAACTTGCAGCATTTTGAAGTGCTGTTCTTGTTACTTTTACAGGATCAACTATACCACTGTCGAATAATTTTGTCAACTCTTGAGTTTTAAAATTCCAACCACAGTCATCATCACTAGTTTCTAAAATTTTTGATATAATAATATCAGCAGATATCTGCCCTGAGTTTGTAGCCATTTGTCTTATTGGTTCACGGCATGCCGCTTGTATAACTGAGGCGCCTATAGCTTGATCCGTGCTGTTCGTGGTAACCACAAGAGAACTGCTTGCTCTCAGTAACGAGGCACCACCGCCGGCAACTATACCCTCATCAAGCGCTGATCTAACAGCCTCCAAGGCATCTTCGATACGATGTTTTCTTTCGGTCATTTCAACTTCTGTTGAGCCTCCGACTCGAATAACCGCTACTCCCGAAGAGAGTCTGACGATCCTACCTTGTATTCTTTCACACTCATCCATTGATTCTGTTTCTTGTATTTGTGATTTTAGACTTTCAATTTTTGTTTCGACGCCTTCAAAGTCACATTCTCCGCCAACAATTGTTGTAAAATACTTACTGCATTCGATTGACTTAGCACTACCCAAGTCAGCTAATGTTACTTCGTTTAATTTTGTGCCACTCTCGCGGCTGATAAACGAGGCGCCAGTAGATATTGCAAGATCTTGCAGCAGATCTCTGCGTTCCTCTCCATAAAATGGAGCCTTGATCGCTGCTATCTTCAGCGTGCCACGCATAGCATTCATGATCATCGCTGCCAATGCTTGACCTTCAATATCTTCTGCAACAAAGATAAGTGGACGACTTTCTCTTGCGGCCATCTCCAAGATAGGCATGATGGGCTCAACAGCAGAAATCTTATGGTCTGTTACCAAAATAAGTGGTTCCTCATGTGACATGATTGATCTGCGCTCATCTGTTACAAATGCGCCAGCGGCATACCCTGCCTGAAATCTAAATCCTTCAGTTATATCAACAGATGTTTCAAGCGACCGAGATTCTTCGATTGTGATTGATCCATCTTGGCCAACCTTATCAACAGCCATAGCGATCAGTTTGCCAATCGTGACGTCATTATTAGCGGAAATGGTCGCAATGTGTTCGATATCCTCAATGCTCCGAATTGGGTGAGATAAGTCTTTTAGGTTCTTAACCACCTCATCGACGGCTAACAGAATGCCGCGCTGTAGCTCAGTAGGGGAGACACCTGATGCAATAAACCGCTGTGACTCTCGCAAAATAGCACGCGCTAGCACTGTCGCAGTCGTTGTGCCATCACCAGCATCAGAATTAGTTTGCACTGCTGCTTGTTTGATAACTTGCACGGCTGCGTTTTCAATAGGATCTTCAAGAGCAACAAACTGTGCCACTGTCACGCCATCTTTTGTGACAAATGGGGTCTTACCCTTTTCTTGTAGCAGAACATTTCGACCTCTTGGGCCAAGTGTTGATGCAACATTGTCTGCTAAAATGTTGGCCCCTCTCATAATTTTTTGTTGTAGTGTTTGGTTGTCGTCGTATTCTCGACTCATTGTTACCTCGAAGTTATGTTATATTATAATATCATATGAAAACTTTGTCAAGTTTATTTATCAGTTTTAAGGATTTCTTTTGAACTAATATTATTGGCATTTTGAATTGAAGCATTAGCTAAAGAATCATCAGCTAAGCCTCCAGCAAAGAAAGTGTTGAGACTGTCAGATAATATTTTAAGCGACCTGAATATTTCTGTTACCTCGTCATTCAATATGTCCCTGATGTTGTTCACAACTTTTGCAACTTCTTCGCGGCCAACTCTAATTGAACCTACTGCTATTGTGTTCGTGGGCGCTCCTTGGTTTACTGCTTGTCTTTGATTTAAAGAAAAGTGACCGGTTGTAAGATAGCCCCAGCTATTCAATAGTGCCACGCGCTTTTGACGTGGACCCATTTCTTTATATGCTCTTGCAGACTCTTCAGGGCTCAAGAATTCTCCTTCAGCAACCATGCGCTTAATTTCGCTAGCACGCTCATCAGCTTGGCGTTTCTTTGATTGACCTTTAATGACAGCATTATTGGCAGCAACAACCATGCTTGCTAATTGATACTCTCCTACCTTGGCGCCGGCCTCTGTTCTCATTGGAAGCCAATCAAGGTCATCCAATATTTTTCTCACAAGTTGCTTATTCAGTGCAGAGCGGCCTCTTACTACACCTTTGTTGACTGTTTCGTCGCCTAATTTTGGAGTCCAGTCTAAGAATAGTTCGTCTTTTTTTCCATAGTCTAAGCCTTGCAGAACATCATCGGTTTGCATTTGAGATAACGCTACACCTTTTTGGGTAAGTATTTCATTAAGGTAAGCAATAAATTGTTTTTCAAGCTCTTCATCACTTGGTAAGTTTTGCTCACTTGGTAATCGATCAGCCATGCTTACACCATCGACTCGGCCGGCCCTTAAGGCACTAACAATTTCTTTGGGTAGCATAATGCATTGTTGTGACTTTGGTTTAGAAACAGCAATAATATCTAAAACATTATCCAAACTAAAATCGAACTGGTAGAAATCGATTTGGCCTTCTTGTTCTAAGTCATCGCCGGCTAACGTCTTTGTGCATACCACGTAGCGCATAGCGCCCCCAATAGAGTTGGGATACTTTGGATCAACCAAATCCCTAACAAGGTCTGTATAGCTGCCGCCAACCTCCAGATTACCTTCTTTGTAGAGCTTAAGGCTCACTGGGATTTCTTCGCCACTTGCTCTATCAACATAGTCGGCAATAGTTCCAGTGTTTGCTGGGATTTGGAACCCATTTACCAGTGCGGCAAGAAACGATTCAAAGCTAAAGCCGGCTGATGATGCATTGAAGTTCGTGATAACTTTCGTAAGTGTTTTATAAAACACAAGATATGAGATAGCCTGTGCGATTCTTTTCGTTCTGTCGTTCCCGGCTTGCTGCTCAACCATGCCAACGCCGTTGGAGTAGAACTGGGAGACACTTCTAATCTTGTCTGCAAAATCTGAACCTTGAATATTACTAAGGTAACCCTCTAGAAGCTTCCTTTGCGGGCCTTTTATTTCACCAGCTTCTCCGTCGCCAGGGGTTCGAACATCAGACCAGCCAATCTCAGAAACTTCAATGTTAGGGATCATCTTGAGAATCATTTCGATAGCCTCTTCATCAGATGCTCCATCGATATTTGGTGCCTCTTCCTTTATTTGGTCCACTGCTTCGGTAGAAGAAACAGCTTCTTCAATCATCGACATCAAAGTCCTCAAGTCTATTTTTTGAGCCTCTTTGATAAAATCTTCTTTCAAAACTTGCTCTATTTGTGGAACATCTTGTTCGTGTCTCTCAACTTCTATGAACATATCTTTAATGTAATCAGCCATTTAATTTCCTCTAGATAATAATATCAGCGATCCCTAATTCTACCGCTTCTTCTGCAGATAAATAGACATTTACTTTACGTTCTATCATTTTTTTAAGTTTTGCTCTTGTCAGTTTGGTTTCAGCAATTAGTGCATCGCAATACATGTCCTGTAACTGTTCTATAGCTTCTAATTCGTTCATCATGTTGTGAAGCGAGCCATGGTTGCCACCCATAACAGAGTGAATCATAACGCGACAATTTTTGCCAATCTTGCGCTTGCCCTTGGTGCCAGACGCCAAAAGTAGAACGCCGGCGGACATTACTTTACCGAGCCCGATAGTGTGTATTTCGCTGGTCTCTTTTACTTGTCTAATAACATCATAGAGACCGAACATATCATCAGCATTGCCACCATATGTTGAAATATAAAACTCTATTGGTTTTCTCTTGTCTTCTTTTGTTAATTTGTTCATTTCATCCAGCACTAATAAGCCGTGAATTAGTTCTGCAATTTTTTCTTCATGAACATCAGCAAACAAACCTATAATTCTTAAATCTGGTTCTGGTGGCGGGCCAGCTTCGTCATCCAGGCCCAGGGCTGCGGGATCTATCATAATAATTTTTTTCTCTTTATTTGATTTATCAGTAGATGTTGAACCGCTCGAATCTGTTGTCAGTATCTCTTTTATTTTTTTAATCATTAAAGTGTCCTTTTAATCTTTGAGTTGGCTGTTAGGTGTGGTGGCGTCTAGAAATGCGATAGCGGAATCCCAGTCATCAAACAAGATGGCGGTCTTGAAATGTTCTGGGAATACTTTATTTATATCTCTAATTGCGTTTACTTTCAGATGCTTCATATCATTTTCTAGATATAATTTAAAATTATCTATATCTCTTTCTGATGCATTTGATTTAATCATTCTTTCAATGCAAAACGTTTTAGCATAGCTGTAGTTTTCGATTGTCCTTACCATCATCATCAGCGAAGTTCTTTGAGCAGATCTTAACATGAATAGACTATTGCGTGCAACGCGATATATAAAAAATGTTCTATATGTAAAAAATCCAAATAAAAAAACTAGGGCATATAGTAAAAATTGCATATTAGTTCCAAAAAATAACCACTAGAGTATATAGCTCCAGTGGTTATTATAACTGCTCGTATTTATTTAGTCAAGTTATTTTGTTAATCTTTTGAGGATTCTTTCTGCCAATTGATCAACTAGCTTTTCTTTAGAGTCCTCTTGTTTAAGTCGCATTGCAACTCGACGTGCAACTTCAGATACAATTTCGTCCTCGGAAAGAGTAAAGTCTTCTTCATCTTCCATCATAGGATCTTCATCCTCATCCTCGTCATCTGCTCCGTCGAGGTCAGCTGGGCCCGTATCAAGTGAAACATCACCTCCTTCTGGGGCCTCTGGCTCGGCTTCCGGTGCGGGCATATCTAAGGGATCTGCTCCCATGTCCATGTCGCCCATTGCATCTTCCTCGCCGGCTTCAACATCTACCCGATCTTCAATACCAAGCGCTTGTGCTACAGCCGCCACGACGTCGGCCATAATCTCTTCTCTCTCGGAAACGTCCAAGTCGCTACCTGCGTCGTCGTCTAAATCAACATCTGCATCGTCAGCGGCAAGGTCGACCTCTAACTCGTCGTTGTCTCCTGGCTCATCGTCCATCGAAACGTCCAACTCAGCCTCTGGGGCGGGATCACCCATGTCGTCCACGTCACGGTCGCCTGGCGCCATAGTGCCTCCGTATTCCTGGATTTTATCCTCACCAACGCTACCGATGTTAGCGAGTTTTAAAAATTTACGAACCTCGTGTTCGTTTAAAAGTGTTTTACGAGCCATTTTAAAAAAATCTCCTTTTCTATTTAAAGAAACTCAAAAATAAGTAGTTGTGTGTTACAATAACGGCATTAAAAATAAGAATCAATGTTTCCAATCCGTTTTTTAATTTTCTGCAGGGCTTTAGATTCAATTTGTTTTATTCTTGCAAAAGAAAGGTGTATCCTCTCCGCAACTTGCCTGAGAGTCATTGGCCCATTTTCATAAACAGATACCAAACAACAGTTAAACTCTTTCGGATAATTTATCCAGTGCCTACATTCATCCACCTTACAAGAGGTGCCTGTTTTCATGCATTTTCTTGAGCATGGCAATAGTCCATCAGTATTTTTCATAACTCTGGAAACACCTCTGCAATCATATCGAATATATTTTCGACTTCCGTGTTATTTAAACCCATCTCTTGCATTTTTTTATTTCCATTTTCTCGAAGTTTTTTGCTTTTCTTCTTCTTTTTTATGGATACATCACTTATGTCTTCGATAAATTCATATAATCTTGCGTCATCGTTAATCAAGCCGGTTATAACATATCTAAAAAACTTTGATTGTGTCAGGCCTATCGATTTTAGTTTCATCAGAAAATTGACATGCCGGTGGTCATTTTCAGTGAACACTATTCGTTTGTTTAGTTTTCCGTAATCTATATTATGTTCCATTTCACCACGACCTATGGTTAATATGGGTTTTGCTTTCCGAAAGCCCAGAAGAGGTTTGCAACATCATATCAGCCTTAGCTTGAAGTTCTGTGGCGTTTCTGGCTCCCGAATATGAGTAGCCAGAACGAATACCTCTTTCAAGGTTATCTAAAATATCTGCCATGGCACCGCGATAAGGCACACGTGTAGACACACCCTCAAAAGATGAATACTTGCCTTTCCAGTCAACTTGAGCTTCCTTGCTAGCCATTCCACGGTAAGTTTTCCACTTATTACCGCGTTCGTCAGTTATTACATTTCCAGGCGCTTCGTGTGTTCCTGCAAACAAAGAACCACACATGACAGCATCTGCTCCAGCGGCAATTGCCTTGACTATATCTCCGGAGTTTTTTATGCCTCCGTCAGCAATGATTTTCACATCTCTATCAGTTTGAGCACAATCAATAATTGTCTGTAGTCCTGGGACGCCATGGCCAGTTTGTATACGAGTTGAACAAATCGAGCCGCCACCAATGTTGCAGCGCACGGAATCAGCACCCCAGTCTGCCAAATCATTAACCCCCTGCAAGGTGGCAACGTTCCCAGCCATGATATGATAATCGTCGCCAAGCATAACTCTCAATCTATGTAAGGCAATCTTCATCATATTATGATGACCATGAGCGACATCAACACAAATAAATGTTGCACCAGCATTAAACACAGCGGTTGCTCTTTCTAAATAATCTCCCGTGATTCCAATGGCAGCACCCACATTATCTCTGACTCTATCGACAGAATTGGAAACAATACTTGCTTGTTCATCAATAGTGTTGTATCTGTGGATTATAGCAGCACCACCCGCTTTGTCTAGAGCAACTGCCATTTCTGTGTCTGATATTGTATCCATCGGTGAAGCAAAAATGGGAAACCTTAGCTGTAGCGAATTGCCTAGGTCCGCAGAAATATCTATTTCACTTCTAGAGTTTATATCAGAATACTGTGGAACAAGAAGAACATCATCGTATGATAAGCCCTGTTTATACTTTCTGTTATCGAACATTTTATCTCTCCTTATCGATAAAGTTTTTAATCTGCTTGGTGGTAAACCAAGTCTTCTCATTTGGGTTCTCAGGATCTTTCAAGTTTGATATTTTTGCTCTTTTACCGCGTGAAATCTTAAAAGTAGTAACTGACGGCACCCCATTCAGTTTTAATTTCTCTGAGATTTCTTCGTCGTCGTCCACGTTGAAAGCAAAGAATAATACATCTTCGTATGAATTTGATATATCTACATAATAACTGCTCAGAGCGTGACACAGGTGGCAGCTATTTGAATAAAACTTTACCACACAAAGGGTGTCGTCTTCTACTGTTACTTCTCCCTTGATCATTTTTAAAATTGATTCTTTAGATATTCTACTTACGGACATTTTCTATCTCCTTTCTCCATTCATTGATTACATGATTTGCCATTTTCCAACATTCAGGGCAATAAAGCCTCACAGTCTCTTCATCTCTAACCACCACACTCCATGTTTTAACCATCTTTTTATTTTTTTTGTCAAAAGGCTTTTCACATGTAAGACACTTATCTGGTAAGTTACCAAATTGTGTTACTTTATCCGACAGCTGCTTAGAGCTATCCTTGTTGGTCATTTTTGACAGTGCGCGGCGTTGCTTACGATTCATCTTTTTCGTTTGCTCTTGACTTTAGCGCCTCATTATTCATGGCCTTGCGATACGTGCCTGATCTGGTTGCTAATTGCTCTTCAGTGATAGCTTGTTGTTCTGGCTCTTCTTCGACTAAAACTTCTGTAGCTTCTTCGGGCAAATTTGACTCTGCTTCTGCATCGGTCTGTTTAGCCAAAATTGGTGCATATTGTTGCAAAGTGACCATGGCTCCCTCAAGTTGGGCTAGCGCAATTGCATGTTGGGTAATTTGGTCAACAGTTTCAATTGTTGCTGGTCTATGATATAGATCTTTGATTATTGCAAATCGCTCGGTTGCTTTTGCTTTTAAGCCCGTGATGGCTGATTGTAAAATTTCTTCGGTCATTATATTTTCTCCTATCTATTAATGCCTTCAACTCTCCAAAGTTCTCCGCCTCCGTCAAACACAACTACAGCGGAGGGAAACGGTGCAGAGTTTTCACTGTCTCCAAATTTAAGACGACCCTTCACAAAATGAATTTCGGATGCCTTCATAACGTAATTGTGCCAATACTTGGTATCTGTTCTTGCAGGTATAAGCATAACAACCTTTGTGCCTGAATTCTTAGCTTCATTATATGCTTTTTCAATCCACTTGTCAATACCTCTCCCATATGGAGGGTTTACAAAACACGTAAAGCCTTCCCAACTCTTTTCCAAGCCATTCTCTGCTTCAGTGAAAAAATTTGCACACTTAGTATTGTGCGGACTAGCACAAGGATCCAAATTGAACGGACCAAAGCGCCAGTTTAGTTTATTAAAAAAGTCTTGTGGTGTTGCCCAATTTCCAGTTTTAGAACTGAACATGGTTTTTTGAGTTTCTGTGTTCATATTTTTCTTTTGTTTCCTTATAAGATGTTATTAGTTCGTGTTTTGATATGCTGGGATTTCCAGCAGTATCGTATTTTGGGCTTTCGTTGTCGTCCCATTTTATGTTAGACATTATATATTCTACGTCACGGCAGTTCTGTTTAATATAATAATGGCTTTTCCAGTCTCTGTATATTATGTTGTAATCTTTATAAATCTTCCCTGCGGCACCTCCAACTCGGCGCACACAAAAGTCTGAATTGTCACATTGAAGCTTTTTTTGTTCTTCGTTAACTGGCTTACCAATCGGAACAAAGTCAAAATCCTCGTGTTTAGATAATGTTTTTATTGTGCCTCTTTCAATTTGCTTTTTTTTCCAAACTTGAAACACAGTTGGAACTTCATATGACTGTCCCGATGGTGTGTAAAATGCTTGTAGTGGTAGAAGCTTTTGTTCTACTAAGTGAAAGTGTCTATTCAAGCGATTTATGATAGAAGGCTTCCTAAATGTTCGCGGCAATATAAATGCTATACAGTCAGAAAATTGTGCAGCGTGGTTGAAAAATTTAACCGCAGTGCTAGAGTTTTTACCAAATGGCGGATTGCCAATAGTTAATACATTTTTTGTTTCTGTAGGCTTGAAGTCAAAAAAGTTCTTCTTTGTTATTCCTGATGTTGCTGGCTCTAAGTCAATCCCAACGCTCTTATCGGGCGGTAGTCTTTTCAAAAAATCACCGGCACCCGCAGAAGGCTCAATAATTAAATCATATTGATTATAGTCCACTAATCTCAAAACTTGCTCAACGATGGCTGGTTTTGTGTAAAACTGATCTAGTCTATGCGGCGGCATCAAAGAATTCCTTTCTTTTACTTTTGCTGATACACCCATTAGGATATTTCTCAGATAGCTCGCTACCTTTCTTGAAAACAACATTAATCTTGGGAAAGTCAACAATATCACAAATGATGTAATTCATTTTTTGGGTCTTATAAATAAACCTTTCTTCATCAAATGTTCGACCAGTGCCAATCATGCTAGATGGCAGAAACTTACAACCACCTGCAGTAAAGTTCTTTGCATCATATTGTATGTTTTCATCCAATCTGTTAACATGATCGTGGTCTTCGCAACCCTTGATGTGCCTCAGTTCTGGGAACCAAAACACGAGTTGTCGCTCCAAAAGGTGAGATGCTACACGACCATCTTTATAGATATCAATTAGCATATCTGTTGATAAGTTTCCAAACGAAAAAGTCCCAGACAAGTCAAATGTATAGGTTTGATCAAATGCAATCTTATGCATCGGTGCTCCCCAAGGCTCCATCACCTCTATCGCTAATCGTGATCGGACTTTGATACAGGTTACCTGATTCGCTTTGCATTGTTCTAAAATGAACAACAGGGATCATCACTAACTGCGCAATCTTGTCTCCCTTTCTAATATATTGTGTAGAGGATCCGACGTTGTGTAAATTTACAAACACTTCTCCATCGTATCCAGAATCAACTACACATGCTCCCACAATAAGAGAACGCTTGGCGGCAACGGAACTACGATTCTTAACCTCAAGCATATAACCATGCGGAACACCAAAACGAAGGCCAGTGGGAATCACCTTGCTGTCGCCAGGGCCAATTGCAATGGCTTGGTTGTCTTGATCAGGAGAATAAAACACATCCAGTCCTGCATCAGAGGGATTTGCTCGCTGTGGACTATGTGCGTTAGGTCTAGTTAAGGCATACTCAAGAATCACTGCCACCTCCACTAAACATCTCAAAGTTCTCAACAACCTCATCAATGTTTACATTGTCCTTGAAAAGTCGATATGCCTTCACAGCAGCACGAATCTCATCAGTGTTTAACCAGCCGTTTTCTTTATATTCAGCACGCAAATCGCGCTTCTGTTCCTTGTAAGGCTCCATTGCCTCTTCAATAGCTACCATGGATCGGATATATTCCTTAACATAGCGCTTTCGTTCATCGTTTGTTGTAGCCATTCGGCCCTCCTTTTTAATTCTTTATTAATATATCAGTTGCGAACACGATTGTCAACTAAATTTATTGGTTATTAGATGAAATATTCCCAAAAACTTGCCTCATAAATTTTTCAATTAGTTGATCTCTTTGTTCATCCGTTTCAGTCTCTGAAAAAGAATAGTTGTAAGTTCTTGTGACAGCCGCTATCTCGGCACGGACTTTATCAAGCTCTTTCTTCATCCATCTTATTTGTTGCCTGTAGTTTTTTGGTATGGGAACATCTAGTTGCTCAGCATAGTCGATTAATATAAAATACCTCTTCTGTTCTAAAGCATTTTTTGCTTCTGTAAACATACTGCTCATTTCTTGTTTTTTCTCATCACTATAGTCAGAATTGTTTAGTTTGTCTGGGTGAAGCACCGTGGCTAATTTACGAAAAAGTTTGGAGAATACATCATATAATTCCTTGTCATCTCCAGCATCAAGTGGTGGTTCTTGGATATTGTTTACATCAGCTTGTTCTTTTTTGTTCTCAGGCTTGTTTGCGGAAACCAATGCTGTTGAATCTGAGTGTTCTATTTGTCGCGGCTCTTCTTTATCTTCTTTCTTTTTGGAATATAATTTACTTATCCTATCTTCATGTTGTTTATTTAAAGATTTTCTGTCTATATTCTTTTTCAAACAATAATTTTCATAGTATTCTTGAAACTCAACAGCAGCTTCGTTGGATATAGTTTTTACAATATCCAATTCACTATAAAGATACCTTAGCTGTGTGGTTATCTTTTTCCATTTTAATTTAGTTGTAGCAGACACATATTAAATAGACCTACTTGAAGTTGAAACTGACCTTAGTTTCTATTTTTAGTTCTGGAACATGTGTGTGGTTTGCTAGGTTATGTTTCACGCAATCATCAATTTCTAAAAACCAATCAGCATGACCCTTTTCGTGCACAATGTCTAAAAAATAATCTTTATGGTGGCCACAGTTTTCGGCCATCATGTGATAAATCTTTTTGTTAAGCCTCTCCGTTTCCTCGGCCGAAGCCTTGATTTCCTCTACTTTTCCATACTCCATAGAGCTAACATCATGTATCATCACAGTGGCATCTGGGTCCATATAGCGCTTACCTTCAGCGCCGAAACTAAAAAGTATTGCGCCACAGGACATTGCCTTCCCTTGCACGATTGTGGCTACAGGGATACGACTATGTTTAATGTCTGATATCATAGACATCAAGCTATACACTTGGCCACCATAACTATCAATTATAACTGGTAAAACTGGCTGGCCTGTGTTCTGTGCTTTTGAGACAAGCGATGAAAATTCTTTTGCGGACAGCTCATCAAATTTTCTTACTCGAATTACTACCGGCAAATCATCTATCAGCTTTGCCTCTTTTAAAAGTGGACTAAAGTTTTTTAAAATATTCATTACCATTCCTCCTTTTGGCCAATCCAATCTTTATATTTTTCCTCGCCTCCGCGAGCTTCCCAGTCTGAATCAATAGTTAGCTTTGAACTTATACCTCCACGAGCATTGCACACCATAACAAGTCGTAATCGCTCAGGCTCATAAACTTCCATCATGTCGTCGAATATCACATTAATTAGGCGCTCATACGAGTAAATTTTACTTCTGAATTGGTAAAAATATTCTTTCATAGATTTCAGTTCAATCACTTTTTTATTAGGATAGAACGTAATATACAACAAGGCAAAGTCTGGTTGACCTCGCACGCCTTCAAATGTGATCTCTGGTGCTTTTAGTTTGATCTCATATGCACCCGAAGATGGGTTTGGGATAGATTTTAAAATAGTCTTGTCTGACCATTGCTTCTTTTTCATGCTAATAACCTAAATGTTTTACCGACTGCATAGGTGGAGAACCCCCAATTTTCGTCGTAGTTAAGTCTCGCCATGTAAGGACGGTTAAGATGAACACGATCCTTTTCTGGTTTGATACCCCAGCATCGAATTCTAGTCAGTTCATTATTGGAATCGATAACTTCTACGATCCAATAATCTTTACCTTTCTTCGTTTTTCTTGGGATGATTTTGCGCGGAATAAACCAACACACCTGAAGTTCTTGGTCGAATTCAGAAATCGGTGGGATAAATTTATCCTGCAGCCTTTGGACCGTTTCGGCACTAATGACCAAATTCATGGGGAACACACCGGTTAGTTCAGACTTAAATTGTATAATCTCTTCTTCACTAAAATCGCCTTCTGGGCGATATGTCTCCATGTTGTCCGATAGCTTTTTCAGATTCTTTGGCCTATCCACAATACATGCAGACCAAAAGTGTTTGCGGCCTGTGAATCGGTCGTCCACAATGTTGTCCAGCGCACCGCCGCGACAGAGCGCGTCTAAAGACTTCTTGTTAAGTTTTGAATAGGTAATATTTTCATTGAACAACAAATCCTCAGCATTTGTAATTGGGCGGTTAGCCAAAATCTGTTCAATCGCTGCCATACCCAGACCCTTGATAGAGGTCAGGGGTTGAATCAAAGTCTTGCCATCTTCGCTGATCTCCCAGACTGTGCCAGACTTGTTGACATCCAAGGGTGCGATGTTGAAACCATATTGCTTGGCGATGTTAATGGCCTTCTCCTTGCGTGTCTCAGGCTCCTTGTCCAAGAATGCAGCCATCCACTCTGCCGGGTAGTAGTTCCACAACCAAGCACACTGGTATGAAATGATAGAATATGACACGGCATGTGACTTGTTGAAACCATATCCTGAGAAGTATTCAAACTTATCCCAGAGAGCTTGTGCCTCGTCACGGTCGATGTTCTTCTCAACACAGCCGCTGATAAACTTGTCATGCAACTTGCCCTTAACAGAGCCCTTGCCGGTTCCCTTCTTGGTCAACACCTTACGGAGCATGTTGCCTTCATCAAGAGTTAGACCACCGAGCTTGTGGGCCAGCAATGCAATCTGCTCTTGGAAAATCAGGAAGCCAAATGTCTCTTCAGTAATCTCTCTTGCTTCTTCAGATAGGTAGCTGATTCGCTGTGGGTGCCCCTTGGCTTCAACGTAGTCACCGTCAACACCTGCAGAAAGCGGGCCAGGACGAAAGATTGATGTGATAGCAGACACGTCAATAATATTGTCCGGCTTCGCTCTCACGCAAAACTGTTGTGCGCCGTTTTCTGTAAACTGGAAGATTCCAGCCCACTTGCCAGTGTGGAAAATGTTTTCATAGATATTTGAGTCATTCATATTCAGCACATCTGGGTGCAAGTGTCTTTCATAGTAGTCTCGAATCTGTGTAAATGTAGGCTCTTCGACACCATGGTGGCGCTTCAGGATATGGTAAATCGCACCCTCCATCATCTTGAGCGTAGAGAGCCCAAGCAAATCGAACTTAATGAATCCCATTGGCTCAAGGTGCCGGACGTTCTGGCCTTCTGCCCATGGGGCCTGACGGACACCGCCTGAGTTAATTAGGGGCATGTTCTTGTCGAGGTCTTCCGCAATAACCACACCACCTGCGTGCCGAGAACAAGAGCGAACTTGACCAACAAGTCCCTCAACGTGTGTCTTGACTGCCGGATACTTATTTAGATAAGCTTGCAGGGACGGTGAAAACTCCATAACCTCTTCCCATGTTGGCGCATATACACCTGCCTTGATGCCGTGCTTACGCTTAGCTTCTGGTGTGGCCTCTCGGATCATGATGGAGGTTACTGTGTTGACTTCTGTAAATGGAATATTGTAAAGCTTTGAGATATCTTTAATCAAAGACTTGAGTTGCAGTGTATTCCAGTTAGAAATGGGCGCAACACAATCCTCGCCCCACATCTCAACTAGCTTCTCCTTAAGGGCCATTGAATCAGATACATCATAGTCGATATCTGGATAGTCTGTTGCGTCAGACCGCAAGAAGCGAGAGAACAGAAGGTCATATTTAATTGGATCAACCTGTGTGATGTTTAGTGCGTAAGCCACGAGAGAACCGGCGGCTGAGCCGCGGCCAGGGCCTGTAAGCATCATCCCAGTTGCTACATCGACAATTGACTTCATAGTGAGAAAATATTTTGAGAACCCACGATCATCAATAACGTTAAGTTCTTGACGCAATCGATCGGTATATTCCTTGTTTTTATGCAGTCCTTTTTCTTTTAGGCCCTCAAGTGCATAATTAACAAGCGCTTGAGTTGCTGTGAATCCGGCTGGCACCACGAACTCAGGAAGACGAACTGTATTATCGGGAAGAAATGATTCAATGCGTTCAAAGGCAATCCTGTAAGATTCCTCGATGCTATGCAGCACCACGTCATCATCATAATCAAAACCCGTTGATTCTGAATACTGCTTATAACTTTTCCAAATCTGGTCGCCGTTCTTAGGGAACAATTCATAACCAATCTCTTCAACCCCGTCTGGAAGTTGGGATTCTTCTTCAGCCCATGATGGTCGACCCTTACCAAGCCAACCAAGACGCTTGTAAAGCTCTCTGTCCTTCCAAGCGTCAGGGTTGGGGTAATGGCTGTCGGCTGTTGTCAGCAGTCCAACGCCAAACTCTTGAGCAACTTGAATCACATATTGATTCAGTTCGTGCTGCTCTTTAATGTTATTCCATTGTATCTCGGCATACCAGCGATCACCGAAAATGTCAACCATGCGCTTAGTAGTGTCACGCATGGCGTCAATAACGGCTTCGGGGCCCTCTTCTCTATTTTCCCAATAGTTACCAGCATAAACCCCGCCAAGACAAGCAGAAGAAGCAATAATGCCCTCGTTATATTTCTTAAGAAGTGCATAATCAATCCGTGGATACCGATAAAAATTCTCAGCCTTATAAGACTCTGATACCAATTTAAATAAGTTATTCAAACCAGTTTGGTTCTGGGCCAAAAGAACAAGGTGGCGGCGCCGGCGGAGAACATCTTGTGTCTTCTTAGATGCACCTTCGTCCTCCACTGTAGCACCAGAGGCAGCATCCTTCTTTACGGCACGGGCGCGCTTCTTGTCCTCCATGGCCTTTGTATATTCTTCTCTCCACTCCTCAATAGAGGGAATAAAATATGCCTCACACCCGAAGATAGGTTTGAAATCTTTACCCTCTTCTTTCATTTTCTTGGCATGCAATACCTGATAAGCCAGGCCATTCATATTACCGTGGTCTGTTAGTGCTAGAGCGTCACACCCATTTTCATATGCAAAGTCCATATGATCCTGTGGATATCCGATAGCGTCAAAGATAGAGCCCGCCACAGAGTGTGCGTGCAGTCCAACAAATTTAATTTTAGAATCAGTCCGATTCATTAGTGCCCTCCTGATGAATTGTATATGGTATCTTATCATGTGTGTGCGGCTTTGTCAACACCTCATGAGGCTTTTTTATTAAAAAATCTGAGCTTATATATTCTCTGTATCCTTCCCAAGAAGATAAATCGTAAAACCAATCAACTTCTAATTTGGATGACTTAGGGACCTTCAGTTTTTCAAAAACTTCGGAAAGGCTAAAGTTTTTCGCTGACCATCTTTCATTTAGTGGTAATTTACGTGTAGGGTATTGTTCTCCCGCTTCAGTGTTGTAATAGCTTTTGGTGGTTTTTTGATTAACATCTCTTCGGCATGCTATATAATCTTCGCCTCTCATAGTAAATGGTAGCGGTATGTTTTTGGCAACAGTTTTTTTCTTATAACTCAGGAAAAAGTTACTGTCTGGATTGTTGATCAGTTTTCTATTTTTTCTAATAATGCTTATATCATATGCGGTCATCGGGAATGATATAAAATACTTATCTGGAATTAGCCATTTTGATATATGGTTTGCTACTCTCCATGATGTATAAATACCGTTCAAAACCGACCAACCATAAGAATCTCGACGATCAATATCTTTTGGGTGTATTGGGGCGTAATAAATAGGAATCTCTCTCCTATTTTCTGATCCCTCTCCATACTGCCAGCGATTAAAATAAACCGGGTCATACGTCCACTCACCCACTCTATGACGCACTATTGGTGCTAGATCTTGATTAGCCACAATCCAGATCGTATTGCAGCCAGCTAAAGCACACTCATAAACAGATTTTTGAATCGCTGTAAACCCAGCATCAATTGGCAACAAAACCTCTGGTGTATCGATATCAAAATCAGTTTTTAATCCAGAAACAGGTATAATTCCCGCTAGGTGTAGACGACTCACAGCCACCTCAAAAATAAATTGGGTGCCAAGCTACTCTTTTGTAGATCTTGTAGCAGAGTTTCTTCGCTACACGACGGGATCTCAATATGTTTTGATTTGGGTTTGTTTTTATCTGCTCGCTGATTTTTTGTGCGAGCGATGCTAGTAGTTCTAAATTTGTAATATTTTGGTTTTCCATTTGGTCCGTATCCATTCAGTGTTCCTTTCATTCCTCTTGCTTCCATTTCATGAACAAGCTTAAACCGAGCCATAGTTTCAGAGTAATTGAAATCAAGCAAATCGGCTTCACTTAAAAATGAAACCACGCATGCATCCTTTACAGCTGTTTTTCCATCAATCCTGTCCGATGGATAAAACCATACTTGGCTGACAAAGTCGTCGTCTGTTCTAATATAGTCGATTTCGTGTTTACCACCTCTATTGAAAGCAATCCAATCATAGCATATAAAATTTTTTCCCGCAAGGTTTTTTTTGGATACAAATCCGTGCGCGTTATCATCTCCAAAATAAAAACACTTTTCATATCTTATTTCAGCAATTTTAGAATATTCATTGTAACAGTTAATTGTTTTGTCAATATTTCTCATATTGTGAATCATATTTGAAAGCGGAACTTTAGAGTTAATCGACAGCAAAAACATCAAACGCTCCCAAAGCAACTCTTTAGGCAGTCCTAAATCTATATCGCCATCAAAAGTTTTAATTGTTGAATTAAAGTTTGGAATTTTCAAATTAGGATATAACTGTTCTGGTGTTAAATGATCAAACCTGAAGGGTCTGTTAACACTTGCGAAGACTATTGGATAGTTGTTATTAAAAGCAAACAAGATTGATCTTAGACAAGAACCAACTACTATATTTTTATGCTCGTATATCAATTTACTAACTATTTTTACAGAAATCACCCTTTACTGGATAACCTGTTTCTTCTTCCGTTCTTACATCTTCTAAGATGTTTTTGATATCCAAGCCGGCACAATCAATCTTTTCTTTAGAAACATGATAATGGCTAACAAACCCGCTGAACTTACCATATTTTGCATCTTGTTCATACCTTTTGGAAGTTGTCGAAAATTGATTAGTTACAGTTTCATAAGGTATATTGGTTGATTTATTTATTGCTTTCCAAAGTTCTTTGAGTGCTTCTACTTGAACGGGATAAAAATCTGTAAACGGCTGTAAAAGCTCTCCGTGAACTCTAATATTTTCTTTTATTGGTCTTTCTCCAAAACCGTTTTCTGTATACCAAGATTGATATTTTGGATAGTATGCGTTTGATATTTCTACTCCCAAAGATGCACGGTTGACTCTCTCGGAGCCAGCATGCCAAGCACCGTGCTGCATATCAAGTGTTTGATAAATAGTTCCGTCGTTATCAATTAAAAAATGAACGGATATGCCGCGCTTATCTAACACAGTTTGGCACGCTTTAGAGTTCAAACAAACATCCCAGTGATTTACAAACAACCTCACAGGCCTCTTGGGTCTTCCAGTGTAATCATAATACGTTCCTTTTCGAGCTTTCATGCCACCGCGCTCAGACCACAGAACAACTTTTGGCCAGTTTATAGGAAAAAATTCTCCGTTGTATACAATATAGTTTGAATATTGCTTATCTTCAGGTGCATATGCATCAATATTTGACTGTCTCTCTGTCCAAATACGACGATACGTTGAGGGCCCGCACAGACCATCAGATTTAATATTGTTTCTTTTTTGCCATTTTTTGATTGATCTGACAAGTTGATCATCAAAATATTTTTCACCAAACCAAGAAGGTTCCCACCCAAGCTTGGCTGCTGATGCTTCGTTGTAAAAGTTTTTATCAATTGGCATGAGGATCTATCTCCAGATATGGCCCTATTCTTTAATTAGTCCGAGAACATAATTATCAAGTATAAGGTGCATAGTTCTGCCATTGCTTTTTATTTCCTCTACCATAGACTTGTCAATAATAATTTTAGAATCTAAGGTTAATTCTTCAGCAAATCTGACGTCTGGAGACCAAGAAATTGTTGAAGCTTGGATATACCTTTCTTCTTTCGGCTCGTAATCGCTTGGTAGCAGGATGCCAGTAGATGTTTGAATTGGCTCGGGTTCTGATAATTCAACTTGAATATATCTGTTAACTGGTTTGAACATTATTTCTCCTATAGTTCGCAGCTATCATTAGTGCAAAATTTACTCCCAGTTCCTTGTTGCTCAGTGTTTAGCTTGGTAATTGGGGTTATTTTACTAATTAGTTTTTGATAAGTTTCTTTGCTAATTGGCTCATATGGCGCCTGCTCATATCCAGTTTCTTCGTATCTCAAAAATGACACAGCCTTAAGTCTTGATTCATACATCTCCAATGCATCTTTTATGCTACTTGCTTCTTCGGGCTTAAAAGTTACAGTGATTGAAACGGAATTATCGGCCCAGTAGTGTTGGTATTGTGCTGCTATTTCTAGTTGCTCCCACATGTTTACGTCGCGCTTGCCTTTTTTGAAGTAAGGCTCATGAACCGGAAATTCAACGCAAATAGTATTTGGGGAGTAAACATCCTTTTCTGTTTTGTAACCGGCTTGCTTAAGTGCATCAAGCAAGGGTGATGTAGTGGAAAACCTAATCCTGCGAATGTAATATTCATCTTCAGGAAAATGAATGCCTGGCGTCGAGCCATTTAACAACGAAACTGTGCCAGAGGGCTTAATAGATGTTGTTCGAACAGATTTAGGTATACAAAGCCAATTAGAATATTCTTCATCTAAACTTTGAACATACCCATATGCCTTATCACACCATTCATACATTTCACGACGGCCATGTTTGTTAAATGCTTGAACAACTCCCGACTGAGACAATCCAATGCGGCGGTTCTTGAGCATCTTTGCATTAGTCTCTGGCCAGTGCGTGTTGGACAAGGTAATCGTCTTTCCGTAAAGATATGCGATTTTTAATGTCTTGAGGTAATCTTCTAAATCTTCGTGTTTTGCCGGAAAAGTTTCAACAAGACAACACAACTCGGCGTCTTCAAGTTGTTGCTCGACACAAGGGTTGAATCCAGCAACATTTACATCGTCCAGTCTTTCTCCGTCCTTGAACCTGCCACGGGTTCTAGCATTGTTGAGCCAGATGTATCCCGGTTCACCGTTTTTTTGTGACTGTTCTGCATGCCATGTGTAGTCCATCCCGACCACAGCATTAAATGAGTTGTTTGAACCCCATCGGTGATGGCGTAATTTCTCTGAATCATTTTTCATTTCAAGATAGTGAGTGTCATCGTGTCGACCCATTGCCAAAGCAGCAGATCTACGCACGTTACCCGCCACAACGCAACGACCAATAAGATTTTCGGTGTCGACAATATCAACTGAGGAAATGGGTTCTCCAATTTTGGGAGTGTAAAGTTCTATCAAGCTTTCGTGCAATTCTTTTAAGGGTCCGTGGCCCGATGATGTGCCTCCGAAACCTTTTATCAGAGCACCTTCTGGCCTAATAGCAGAATAGTCAAACTTAGGGACTTTATCACCAAAAAAGAAACCATCCAATAACGCCTGCACTGAATCGACCCAACCTTCTCTAGAATCATCAATAATTAAAGTATCATTGGTGTATTGTGGTTCACAAATTGTAATTGTTCCTGCGCCTTCAGTATCAAACCCTACTCCGATACCAACCATCAAAGCGTCCATCATCCAAGCAAACAGATAGCCGCCCTTTGTAGGCAAATCTTTTGTGGAGCGAAAGGCACAATTAAATAATCCGGCCGCCGTTCTCTCTTCGATAAACTTGGTTCCCATCATCCATAAGCCGCGACCAGGAGGGGTCCACTTAAGATTGAACAATCGATCATATGCATCTTTCGCGGTCCTTTGTGCTTTTGTGTCGTTCCAGTCCAGGCCCATAGAAAAAACATGTTGTTTTTGCATATTAAACATGCCCTCAACAACACGACGACAGGTTTGCCACCATTCTTCTGTTCCCGAAGAGTCAGGATCAAATTCACTTAGTCTTCTAGAATATGTTCTTTTAAAAGTGATATAGCCCAGTGGACCCCATGGGACTTGTGCTTCTTTGTATGGGTCGATAAATGTATCTGATAATCTAAATCTACGGATATTGTCGATTGTTCTCATTTTAATTTGTTTTCCTTCTTAGTTTGGTATATTTTGCTTTTAATAATTGTTGTTGCTGTTTTGGGCCCAAGGCAACGGGAGTAGTAACTACTTGTTGGGAACCATTTGCACTATTTGGTAACGCTGTTTTTGGCAATATTTTAATGTTAACGTTTGAGGTGTCCATAAATATATTATACACCATTCCATCAGGTCCGTTTCTATTTTTTGCAATAAAAATCTTTCCTTGATTGTTTTGTTTGTCTTCGATTGTGCGCGATACAGAGAATATAAAGTCAGCCACAAAGCACTTGTTAAATGCTTCTGAGATCTGTTCCATTGTGATCACTTCAGCACTTAAGCCGGAGCGATTAGTTTGGGATGCAGTCCATACTGGGCATTGGAACTCAGTTGATAATGCTCTCAACTCTTCATAAATAGAACCAAGTTCTTCTCTCTTTTCTTTTCTCATTTGAATTGGCTTTAATAGATCTGCGTAATCTACAATAACCATTCCAGGAGTAATACCCCGCTTAACAAGGCGAGAAAGATGTGCTCGGATTGTATTTGTGGAGGCAGATTTAGTCGGATACTCTTTAACAATAAGCGATCCTTCAATGTCTTTAATTTCTTCAT